GCTGATGGTGTTGAAGATGAATCAGTAGGTCAACAATATTTAGAAACACACAATAACTGGCCTGCACAAATGTGGATTCAAACTTCATATAATACACAAGGCGGACAACATAAAAATGGCGGAACACCTTTAAGAGGTAATTACGCAGGTATAGGTTATACTTGGGACGAAGATGATCAAATCTTTTGGCCTAAATCACCTTATCCATCTTGGGTAAAACACATTGAATCAGCTTCTTGGAAATCACCAATCGGTGATGCTCCTGCATTAACTGCTGAACAAGAAGCTCAAAATACACCTACAACCGATGCTGAAGGAAATATTACAACACCAGCTACACACGCTTGGATGTATGTTTGGAACGAATCTAATACAACTTGGGACTTGACAGACAGCAACGCATAAATTAAAAATGGTGGTGGTATGCAGAAGAAAGTATTAACAGAGCAAGCTCTATATTTTGGTGATGTAGCAATGCCTAAAGATTGGGACATTGACCGAGATAAATTATCAGGCGACATTTTACAATCAGTAATTCAAAACAAAGATTTTCCATTTTCAAAAACTTGGGATATGTTGAATACATTTATAAGAGATCATATAAATGTAGAATATAATATTAATTTGGTTAACAAAGAAACGTGGGGAAATATATATAAACCCGGCGAAACTACAATTCCATTACTTAACATTGATCCAGTAGATTTACGTAACTCTCCAGACTTTACATTATTATATGGTGTAAAAGTAAAGGATTGTAATGTTCGAATATATTACGAAGACAATAGACGTAAAGGTAGAAGCTGGGATATACCACTTACAAACAATCAATTTATTATGTTTCCATCTACTAATATGTATTACTTAACTAACAATCAAAAAGATTCATTAAACTTTGTACAAACAATAACCTATGATTACATCTAGTTTTATTGAAAAATATAAAGTACCATCTAGTGTGTGTGATGGTTTAATTAGTTATTTTAAAAAGAATAAAGAGTATAAACTTTTTGGTTATACTTTAGATAAAACAAATAAAAATTCTAAAAAATCTACAGACGTAGCTTTTATAAATAGTTCTAAAGATAAAAAAATTGTAAGTTTTTTTAAACACCTAAACAAATTTATACAAGAATATTCAGACAAATATTATTTACACGAAAGTGTAAGAACTGCGGAACTTAACAATATCCAATACTATAAACCAAATGAAGGATACCCAGCTTTGCATTATGAAAGATCCTACACTAAACCACATAGACAATTAGTTTATATGTTGTATTTAAATACAGTTACAGATGAAGGGGGTACAAGATTTGTTTTTCAAAACATAACTCTCTCCGCTATAAAAGGAGATCTTTATATTTGGCCCGCTGATTTTACACATCCACATCAAGGTATAGTATCACCTACCCAAGAAAAATATATTGCAACAGGATGGTTTGAAATAGTTATATGAATATATCTAATTACTATTGGCATTTTCCCGCAGCTTTAACACCAAAGTTTTGTGATGATGTAATAGCTTATGCAAATTCACAAAAAGAAGTTATGGCTAGAACGGGTGGTTATGGTGATAGAAAATTAAACAAACAAGAAGTATTAGATTTAAAAAGAAAAAGAAACTCTGATTTAGTATGGTTAAATGATACTTGGATATATAAAGAATTACACCCATATGTTCACGAAGCTAATAAAAATGCTGGTTGGAATTTTGATTGGGAAAGATCCGAGTCTTGTCAATTTACAAAATATAAACACAATCAATATTATGACTGGCATTGTGATGGTTGGGATAAACCTTATCAAAGAGAAGAAGGAGATCCTAGTAATGGTAAGATTCGAAAACTATCTATGACTTGTCAATTAACAGATGGTTCAGAATACACAGGTGGTGAACTAGAATTTGATTTTAGAAACTATGATCCACATATGAGAGATGAAAGTCAACATTTAAGAAAAGCAAAAGAGATATTACCTAAAGGTTCTATTATTGTTTTTCCTTCATTTGTTTGGCATAGAGTTAAACCCGTGACATCAGGCACAAGATACAGTCTTGTTGTTTGGCATTTAGGAAAGCCGTTTAGATAATGTATATAAATAACTATTTTAACACGACTATTTGGTCAGAACAAAAACCAGAGTTTTTAAAATCTTTAAACAAAGCATCTAATAAATATATTAAAGAAGCACGAAATAGAGAAAAAAAATTTATAAAAGAACACGGTGATTTTGGAAGATCATATCACTCAACACCACTTACAGCTGATAATGATTTTTTAGATTTTAGAAATTACATTGGTCAAAAATCTTGGGAGTATTTAGATCATCAAGGTTTTGATATGAAACAATACACAACTATGTTTAGTGAGATGTGGGTACAAGAGTTTGCTAAAAAAGGTGGTGGTCACCACTCCGCACACATACATTGGAATCAACACGTATCGGGTTTTTACTTTTTAAAGTGTAGTGATAAAACTTCAATGCCAGTATTCCACGAACCGAGAACCGGGGCACGTGCTACAAAATTAAAAATGAAACCAGACTTAAAAGGTGTATGGCCAGGTACAGAACTTGTGCATTTTAAACCTACACCAGGTACATTAATTATCTTTCCAGGATTTTTAGAACACGAGTTTAGTGTAGATTTTGGTAAAGAGCCTTTTAGATTTATACATTGGAACATACAGGCTGTGCCAAAAGAAATGGCTAAAGATGTTTAAGAAAAAAGAAATAAAAATAGAAGACGACTTTGATTTTAATTTTCTTTGCAAGATTTTAGATTCAGGTGATTTTAATAATACTCCTGTTACAAGATGGTTTGATAATTATATTTCAGATTCTGTTTTTAGAATAAAAGAAGTCCATAAATCTAGGTTTTTATTTTTACTATATAAGTTATTAAACGAAAAATATAATTTAAAAAAATATCCTTCTGATTTAGATATATTTTATTGTATGACATCTGGAGGCAAAAGTCCTCCTCATTCAGAAAATTATGATGTTTATATTATTGGAGTTGAAGGAAAAATTTTATACAGATTAGATGATAAACAATTTATTGTTGAAAAAGGTGACGTACTGCATATACCTAAAAATACATTTCATTCAGGAATTGGATTGAGTCCTAGAATAATTTTATCATTGGCTATAAGAAATTAATATGAGTTTTAAAAAGAAAAAGTATACAGTTATTAAACAAGCTATATCAAAAGACTTAGCAATATTTATTGCTAACTATTTTAGAATGCAAAAACAAGTTTACGATACTTGTAGAAATGCTAGATACATTTCTCCATTTGAAAACATAATAGGTCACTATGAAGGTAAAGATGAACAGATACCAGAAACATATAGTCAGTATTCTAATATAGCTATGGAAACTTTAATGCTTAAATGCCAACCTAAAATGGAAGAAGTAACAGGATTAAAATTATATCCATCTTATACTTATGCAAGAATATATAAAAAAGGTGATGAATTAAAAAGACATAAAGATAGATTTAGTTGTGAGATATCTACAACTATGAATCTTGGTGGTGATGATTGGCCAATATATCTAGAACCATCTGGAGAAGTAGGTAAAAAAGGTGTTAAAGTAGATTTAAAACCAGGAGATATGCTAGTCTACAGTGGTTGTGAGCTAGAACATTGGCGAAATAAATTTAAAGGTAAGGAATGCGTACAAGTATTTCTTCATTATAATAATCGTAAAACACCAGGCGCTAGAGATAATATGTTTGACAAGCGTCCTCATTTAGGTCTTCCTTCTTGGTTTAAACGATGATATAATCTTTAGATGGGGGCAGTACACCACCACATACCTACTGCCTCCTTTTAAGGATTATTTATGAGTTTAGGATTTGACGCAATATCAGCATTACCGTTCGCTACATCGGGACCCGATTCAGATGTTTCTATAGCAGTAACAGGTAATAGTTTATCTATTACAATCGGTAGTGTAGGTATTATTGCAGATGCTGTTACAGAAGAAGCTGATCCAAATAGACTTGCATTAGGCACAGGTACTTTAAGTATTACTGCTGATGCTAATCACACACTTACAGGAAGTGCAGTATCTTTAGGTATAGGTGCATTTACAGTTAATATAGATACTAACGTAACGCCTTCTGGAAACGCATTGACGTTAGCAACAGGAAATGTTACAATAACAGCCGGAGCAAATGTATTACCTACAGGCAATGCTTTATCATTAGATACAGTAGAACCAGGGGTTATTACGTGGAACGATA